TAGCATTAACTAAACGCTTGTATTTTTCAACTTTTGCAAGTGCTGTTGGATGAGGTTGGATACCAGGAAGGTGTACAACACCTGTTCCGCCACATTCGCCACATGGTTGTTCGCCACCGCGTAATGGGCCTTCCATAACTTTCTTCTTCTCAGCATCTAATTTCTTAAGAGCTTTAACTTTAGATTTAGCTTCCATTAACCAGTTCTTTAGAACACGTTTTTTACCTTCGCTTAATTCTGGAGAATTAAGTTGTTCACCGTACTCGCCGATCTTCTTTTCATAAGCTAGATAATGATATACACTAGCGATGTTAGTAGCGGCAATGGTAATCTTTTGTTGTACCCATGCTTCTAATTCTTCGTCGTCTTGGATGTGTTCTTGCAAATTAGTTGCATAGTTGGCTAATTTGATTAATTCTGCTTTGGCCATTGCGCCTTCTTGGTCGCCGGCTCCTGTAGGGCCTTCGTCGCCCATAGCTGCTGGGTCACTGCCCATATCTGCGCCTGCATCCATTTCTGGTGAGTCTGGTGTTGCTGTTGGGTCCATTTCTGGTGCTTGGTTATCTAATTCTGGTGGCATGAGTATACTCCGTTTATCTTTATATATTTATCGTTTGATGGCTGGACCGCCGAAGATGTTGCCTTTCATATCGGCACCATTTTTAGCTGTTCCATCACTATTTTTAGGCTGTACTACTTTAGGCTGTGGGGGTGCTTTAGTACCCGATCCTGTTGCCATACTACCTGTATAGCTCTTTTTGCCACGTGCTTTGCCTGGGCTAAGTTGTGGGCTAACTACGGTTCCGATGTTAGCAGCACTAGTTGCGCCTGCTGTAGCTGATTCTTTAATACCAGCACCATTGGCTTTTTGAACAGCTTGATAAAATGCCTTGGCTTGTTCTTCGGTAGGATTCTTATACATCTGACTTAACAAGTTATGTGCATCATTTAAGGCTGGTACACTAGGATGTCCTTTACCTAACGCCATCATACGCTGATTAAGTTGGTCTTGTACTCGTGCGATCGATTGTGAATCTTTTCCTATGGTATTTAGAAAACCAGGCAATTTTGCCATAGCCGCACTAGCTATACCTTCCGCCACACCTTGTTTTGATTTTAAGTTGGCTATGATTTTTTCAAGATTTTTGATTTTGACATCATGTGCTCCATTGGCATTGAATTTTTTATATTTGGCCAATTCTCTCTCGTAGTTTTTGATATTGGCAACGGTTCGGTCATCGCCCTCCGCCACACCTTGTGGTTTGCCAAATGGATGTACTTCGACCCATTTACCGCCTTGATTTTGAATCCATTTACCTTGGTGATATTTGCTTTTTATAATATTATGCACTCTTAGTGCGGCTTCTATACCATCTCTATAGCCTAAATTACGTGCTTCGCGTTCTTGATGCCCGGCAATCATGTTTTGTTTAAGTCTACCTTCATGCGGGTCATATCTATACCAAAGATTGGCTTCGTCATTTCCGCCACGCAAATCGTTGCCATCGCTGTCATAATAGTTTGTAAAACTACCGTGTCTGCCTTCTACTAATTCTTTAGTATTAAATCCTGTTAAGTCTTTAATTTTCATTTTTAATTCCTCTGTATCCTGTACCAACAGCACGTTCACCGTTCATAAACTTGGGTAAACTAAACCACAACTTGAACCATTCTTCAGTTCCAGGCTGTATATTTTGTTCACGCATAATCTTTGCTTTCTCTGTACCAGTTATACTGATATTACTTCCGCCATAAGGTTGCAGGCCTTTAAACTCGTTAATGCCGGCTAACTTCTTAAGACGTGCTATTTCATCCATTATTTAAGACTCGCTCTCAACATCCAACTATGTTTTTTATGTGCATCTTGGCGATCTGCTAAAAAGTTACTTAGTCCGTGATCCCCATTAGCTTCAGCCATGTCAAATGTAATACGGAATATGTTAGCCATACGTTCACTATCTTCTAATAATTCACTTAACATTCCGTGAAAATCTGGAACTGCGTTTTCATCTTCTACTTTACTAAGCATACTAAATTTTTGTAAACTTGCTGGGGTATAAATTTGTAAAGCACGTAATTGTTCGGCAAACGTATCTATGCTGTCATATACTTCTGTATAAATGCGTTCAAATAACAAATGCAAAGGATAAAATAACGGTCCTTCGCAGTTCCAGTGAAAATTTTGTGACTTAATGGCAAATGCATATTCACTGGCAAATGCTGTTTTAAGTGCTAAGTGGTATTTCTCGTCCATGTTAAATTCCGTACTTGTTCTTTTTATGTTTAGCTACTGGGCTTATTCTATGAGTATTATTGGGTTCTACACTCTTTTTAAACGGCAATACTTCGTGATCTTCTGTTGGAATAGCTTTACGTGCATCTCTAAACATATTATGTTCTATTTCAGTATAAGGGTGTTGAGTCCAATATGGTCCCATCCAGCTTTCGTGGTCGATGTTTGGAGGAATCTTACCCGAACCATCCATCATGCCAACTATCATACCTGTGCGATACTGATGGTATGTAGGATAATAACCGCCAGGGTCTCTATCTTTTCTTATACCTTGATGAACACTAGCATGATAATCATGATGTGTTCCAGTACGTTCAGTAATAAATTCCTTTGCTCGCATTATATACCGTATTTGTTTCTTTTTTGTTGTCTAACAGGACTTACAACATTGCCACCTTCGGCTTCATTACTAACGCCATCGCTTATATGTGTAATAGCACCTGCTCCGACAGCTTTTGCGGCATCTTTTACCTTTTGCATTTCTGCATCTGTATAAGCAGTAATTAACGGATCACCGCTCATAGCACCAGCACGAGGCATATCCGGATTAGCCATAGCCATACCAAATCTATATTGCATGTACGGACTACCATTGGCTTTATTCATGCTAATGTTAGGAATACTCATGGCATTTTTTAATGCCTGAATATGTACATGGTGTAATTCTTCTGCACCTTTACCAGCGTAAGGAACATCTCCCTCCGCTAGTTGTTTGCGCATAAATTCTTGTGCTCTCATCTCTCTTATTACCTTATTAGCATATTTAACCGATTCTTTCTTAACCTTCTTACCAAATGCAGGATCTGCCATACGTTCTCCAGCTTTAGTCATTAAGTCTCGCACTTCGTCGTCACTTAACTCTGGACTCATTGCATCGCGCCACGCTTGAAACTTTTGTTCATCGCTTGCATTTGGATCTTTAAGAACATCACGCATTGGAGTAGCACGGGGTCCTTCTTCTTCTCTGCTAGGATCATTTGTTTCTTGACGGGCAATAACTTCTAAATGATCGAAATGAAAAGGAATGTTACCTTGTTTATCTGCTACACCGTTATATTGTTTAACATAACTCAGTGCTTTAACTTGATCTGCACCTACTACAACTGTGCAACTAGTGTATCCCATTTCGTTTAACTTGCGTAATACACGAGTTAAATCGGGCATTTCTTCAGTAGCTACATGGAATATTTGCCCATGATGTGGAAATACTTTTTTATAAATTCCTATTTTTTCTTCAGGATACAGTGGATCGTCTTTACCTACACTGCGACTTAAAACAAAATACGGATCTGCATTGTGTTCACGTGCTTGTGTAATAACGCTACTGGCCAACATCATATGGCCTTTGTGACCCATACCACGACCCCAACCGACTACGGCTGATTTGCCTTTACCTGTACGATTTAAAAATTCACGTAATAACATTAGTCTTTCCTTGGAGCCCAGTTAGCCTGGTCAATAGTTTTAACAAACTGCCCGGGTAAGTCGTGTTTAAACTTACCGCCAGGGTGAGCTTGCACGTACCCTTCTGGTTTTGTTTGTCTAATGCCACCGTGTGTGCCACTGCTTAATGCGCCGATTACTTTCATCTTTTCATGTGTTAGTAATTCAACAGCAGTAAGGATTGCATCTAATCCAGGATGGCTTAACACTTTTTGTGCTTGGCTAGCACTTAATTTTTCATTAGCCCATTGTACAAACTTTTGTTTAACACCGGCTACACGTAAATTCTGATTGAAGAAACTGTACAATACATCGCCAGGTTTACTTAGACCAGGTTGTCCTGCAACAAAGCTATCAATAGCAGCTTTGTTTTGCTTGATATAATCTTCAGCATGTTTCAAACCTGTGTCGTCTACTTGCGGAGCATTTTCAACATACGTTGTACCTTGCACAATTACATCTGGTTTTGAAAGTTTCTCAGCATCTGGATAACGTGTTTCATCTGCACCAATGTGTGTATAGTAGCCAGTTGCGGCAACCATAACTTTAGCCTTGGCAATTTTCTTACCTAGTTCACTTGATTGCGGAATATGAAATTCTGTTATGTTTGGTTTAAAATCGTACTCGTGTGTACTGTCATTTAACTGTGGAGGATTCAACGGACTGAATAGTATTCCACCTTCGATATATCCTGATTTAGGACTAATCTTTTCAAAGTAAGGCCATAACTGAGCCATTCCCATGGCAAACTGTTGTCGTTGTTGTTCTTGTCCAGGCTGTGCGTTGCCAGTACCTAAAACAAATTGTGCTACATCGTCTGGATCGTTCATCATGGTACGCACACCGGTTTTAGTTTCGTGTGCTCCACGTTTTAAATATTCCCAAGCATTTTTAGGAAACATGTGGAACTTACCATGTTCATCACGACCCCAGTATACAACAGGACTACCATCCCATTTTAATTCGATACTTCCACCTTTGGTAGTCATATGACGTAGACGTTCAATGGCGTGTAATCCGCCTGTACTACCATTTGTAAAAACTAAATCTTCAATGTGCTGATATTTACGACCTACAGCAGGTTTAGCCGCCGCTTCGTTAATTGGACTTGGGCTAACAGCTTGCCAACTTGCACCGCTACTTGCTTTGTCAAATATTTCTTTTTTACGTACTGGATCAGGAATGGCATCCATGATACTTTCAACACTACCTAAACTTTTAGCACTAGCATGTGGTCCGAGAAGTTTCTTGGCAATAATGTCCAAGTCGTCACTAATAAAATCAGATTTTTTACCAGCGGCATCTCTAGCATACAAGCCTTCATCAGGACTCCACAACATTCCTTGACTTGATGCTAGAGCATTCATCATCATCTGTTTGTGTACGCCTTTATAAGGGCTACCTTGTGGAATAGCGTGTGTGTGAAATGCAGAAACTTTTTCAGCGTTTTTAACAGCTTTAATGTCTACTTGGTAGTGTTTGCCTTTGTATGGTAACAGTATATGAACCGTTACACCAGTGCGGCGAGTTTGTAAACCTTTTTGTTGTAAGTATTGTTCTAATGCTTGTCTAGCTATTTTAGAATCTTTGGCTTTAAATTGTGCCATGATAGGATCTAAGTCCACCATAACATCTAAATCGCCACTGATTTTTCCAGGAGTTGGTGTTGCTGCACTACCAATTAAATGTGCTTTGACATTAACACCATGCAAATATTTGTTAGTCTCTTGAGCCAAATGCGCGGCGATAGCTTGGTCAAATCCTTCTGATTCTGGCCAAATATTACCGCCTTCTAATAAAGGTCGCTTTAGGCCTGCAAACATTTCACGTAGTAACATCTTTAGTCCTTATACTTGCCGTCACTGACGTGTTCTTTAAATTCTTCGTGTAATTTATCGCAAATCTTTTCGCATAGTTTTTCATCTATAGTGTCGTTTAATTCACGGATAGGAAACTTTTTAATATAGGCTTTATAGCTACTTTCTACTGCCGGCTTGAATACATTTTTACTTGTAGGTTTTTTATCTTTAATATTATCTAATAAATGGGCAAGTTTAGGATACAAATGGCGGCGATATATGTCGTCATCGTTATGCATGAAATACATTAAATCTTCAGCTAAATCAAAGTTGATTTCGCGCTTCTCGCCTTTTTTATCGATGAAATCTTCAGCATCGAAATTTGCGCCTTCTAGTAGTTCTTTTATTCGCATTTTTTAAACCCGTAATATAATATCAGCAGAAAACTCTGCGGTTAGAGTATTTATCGCTTTTAGGAACAACAGGCTATGCTTTGACGATGCGTTCAACTTTGCTTATTGAGCCGCCTAAGTGCATTTTAGCTAGTAAAAGATTGTTATCGCCCGTGATATAGAAGTGTGTGCCGCCCCAAGTGCGGGATTTATTCAAGTCGCGTATACAACTTTTAGTCAACTTGCACTTTTTGTTGCCCTGGGCCCACGCTATAAATGCGCTGTGTTCTTGTGTAGTTTTACCCAATGTAACACGGTATTCATAATCCATTTTAGGCATGATGATAGTATTAACATCTAACGAATTATGTGTTGGAGGAATACAGACATACTTTACATGGTCTGCATCTATAGATGCTAATGCGTCAATATCTGCCTTGTTGTTAGAATATATAGATATCCAAGGACTTTCTACCCGTATTTCTATATCTGTAATTTTACTTAATGCTGATTGTAGTTGGAATGTATAGTCTAAATCGCTTTGAGTTTTAATAAAATTACTCTTCCAGGTTAATTTTTTTGAATTTAAATCAATGGATGACAGTTCTTCAAGAACTGTCTCTATATCATTATTTCTAAATAAATTAGATCCGGCACATACCAACACTATTTTGTATTGGTATACACCCCGGAACAACTTTTTTGTAGTTTTATACAACATTTTCTTGCATGTCAACTTTGGCCTCTGTACTGTCTACAGTTAACAACGGTACTTTAATTTCTTTTGGTGTTGAAACTAACAGTACTTTATCTTCGTGAATAGTGATAGAAGCGACTCCGCCGTTTTTCAAATCTCCAAACAACATTTTCTTGGCAAGATCTCTCTTAATTTCCTTATCAATAACACGTTGTAGCGGACGAGCACCCATCTTATTATCAAAGCCTTTGTTGAGTAACCACTCAATGCCTTCTTTGTTAATCTTGATTTTGATACCTTTTTCTTTAACTTGTTCACGTAGTTCGTCTATAAACTTATGAACAATCTTGATCATAGTTTCCTTAGCCAACTTATTGAATGTAACAACGCCGTCTAAACGATTGCGGAATTCTGGAGTTAAGAACTTCTTCAAGTCTGCATCGCTGTAGTCTTTTTCCTGTGCGCCAAATCCGATAGCGTTCTTTTCAGCAGATTGAGCGCCAGCATTAGTAGTAAGGATAAGGATCAAGTTGCGGCAATCTGCTTGCTTCCCGTTTGAACCAGTGATAAAGCCATTGTCCATAACTTGTAACAACACAGTCATAACGTCTGGATGTGCTTTTTCGATTTCATCTAACAACAATACAGCGTTAGGTGATTCTTGAATACCAGTAATCAGTTGTCCAGCATTTTCTTCAAAGCCAACATAACCAGGAGGGCTACCGATTAATTTACTGATGCTATGCTTTTCTTGATACTCACTCATATCAAAACGTAGCAGTTTGACGCCTAAGTTCTTAGCCAAGGCTTTAGCAGTTTCAGTCTTACCAGTACCAGTTGGGCCCATGAACACAAAACTACCAACAGGTTTGTTTTCACTCTTAAGCCCGGCTTGTGCAACAATAATCTTATCTACAACTTCTGTCAAAGCCATATTCTGACCATAGACTTCTTTTTCAAGATTAGTTTGTAGTGTAGATAAGTTACTGCTTTCAGTTTCCATAATCTTTTCTTCAGGCATTTGAACCATCTTGGCAAGCTCAAACTGAATTTCACGCTCACCGATAATACGCTCATCTGCCATCTTCAAATTAAATCGACTACATGCTACGTCGATCAAGTCAATAGCCTTATCTGGAAGTTTCTTATCTGTTTGATATTTGACTGACAATTTAATAGCCGCTTGAATAGCATCTTCGCGGATTTTAACATTATGGAATCCTTCGTAGTATTTCTTAATACCTTTAAGGATTTGTAGTGACATTTCTTGCGTAGGCTCGTCAACAGTAATGCGTTGGAAGCGGCGCATTAACGCACGATCCTTTTCGAAGTGTTTACGATATTCTTCCCATGTAGTACTTGCCACTACTTTAATGTTACCCTTGCTTAGTGCAGGTTTCATCATGTTGGCTAAGTCGTTGGCACTGTTACTAGCACTTCCAGCGCCAGAGATCATGTGAGCTTCGTCGATGAACAATACAGTCTTACCCTTCTTGCTCAGACCTTTTAGAACCATTTTAAAACGTTCTTCAAAGTCTCCACGGTACTTACTACCTGCAAGCATAGCTGAAATATCTAAACTATAGACTTTGTATTCTTTTAAGAAGTCTGGCACAGCACCGTTAACAATATTGTGTGCAAGTCCTTCGGCAATAGCTGTTTTACCGACACCGGGATCACCTACAAGGATAACGTTGTTTTTACTACGACGACCCAACGCTAGTGCAATATTTTCTAATTCGTCAATACGTCCGATAACTGGATCGATTTTCTTCTTAGTAACTTCGTCATTCAAGTTGATAGTAAATGCTTTAAGAGCACGTTCACCTTGTCCATCTTGTTGTGGATTTTCAGATTCTTCAGTAGGTTCGATAGTGTTATTGAGGTAGTCTGAAAACTTATCTTTTTCAATATTTGCCTTGGCAATGTAATAATTTGCCCAACTGCGCTTTTCACCGATCATACTTAGGAAAATATCAGTAGGTTCAATTTGTTGACGCCCGTTGAACAACACTTGTGTGAACGCACGATTTAGTACACGTTCAACCGCTTGTGTCTTTTTGGGTTTAACTACCACATCTGGAACTGTAATCTCAGCACATTTATGCTGTAGATAATCGGATAGGTCAGTTTTTAGTTGGTCTGCATTAGCACCAAACCCTTGAATAATTCCGTAAAACCCATCATCCGCAAGCATGGCAAACAACAAGTGTTCAATTGTAAGATATTCGTGATGTAATTTTTTAGCGGTATCAATTGCTCTTTCAAATACCGCTTGTGTGTTATCACTTGGTTCAACCATTATATTTCCTCTTCTTTAGTAGTTTCTTTTTTGCCAATGCTAATTTTAACGTACTTACTTTTTCAACAAAACAAGTACCGTTCAGGTGATCTAGCTCATGTAAAAAAACTCTAGCATCTAGTCCTGTAAGTTTTATTATACGCGAATTTCCTGTTTTGTCAAAGTATTCGGCTACAACTTCGGAAGGTCGCGATACATCTAACCATAAGTCTGGAAAACTTAAACAGCCTTCTTGACCTCGTTGTTGTTCTTCACTTACTGATACTATTTTTGGATTGAACAGTCCAAATGGTTCTGCGGTGCTGGGCTTCATAACAAACACACGTTGGTTAAGCCCGACTTGATTTGCCGCAAGCCCGATACCATTATAAGCTATCATTGTCTCGATCATTGCCGCTTCTAAGAATTCAGCATCGGCAAGAGAGTCCGGGTGATCAAACACCCATTCTTTTGTATTTTCTTTTAATACAGGATCAGTGTTGTTTACTAATTTGAGCATTTAATTGTTGTAGTTGTGCTACTAATGTTGGGTCTGTTACCTTAGGGGTTTTAATATTTACTACTCCGACAAACCTGCCTTTTAAACCGTTGTTAACGTTTGGAAATCCATGTCCGTTACTGGCAAATTCAACACCATTTTCAACACCTGCTCTAATGTCTAAATCTAAACTTGCACCTGATAAAGATGTAATTTTTTTCTTAGTACCAATCATAGCCTCGATAGGTGTGATATCTATTTTAGTGTACAAGTCGTCGCCCTTGCGATCATACTTTGGATCGGATTGTACTAAAATTGTAACATTAAGATTACCACGCGGTGCATTTGGTACGCTGTCATCTCCAAGTCCAGAATATCTAATAGTGTCACCGTGTGTTACACCTGCCGGTACATTGATAACAACATTTTGATTGCGACCGCTAGGAAGTCTATAATTTGCTTCCAACTGCTTTCCATGGAAACTGTCTAGAAACGAAACAGTACATTGTATATTCAAATCTCTGTTACGTCGAACTTGCCCGCCACGCATGTGGCCAAAAATGTCTCCGAATGGATGACCGGCACCGCCAAATATATCCCCAAATGGATTACCGGTATTAAAATGGAATTGTGTACCACCGAATGGATTTCCACCACCAGGCATACCGCCATACATACGTTGTTGATCGTACTCGGCTTTCTTTTGCGGATCGCTTAAATTTTCATATGCTACGCTAATATCTTTAAATTTGGCTTGATCACCGCCTTTGTCTGGGTGATGCTTATTAGCCAAACTTCTATATGCTTTCTTTATTTCTTCTGGGCTAGCGTTTTCATTAACACCCAGAGTTTGGTAATAATCAGTCATAGTCGTAAAAAAGCTCCAAATAATAATAGTAATTATACTATCTTACTTGGAGCATGTCAAGTTTTTGGCTTACTTTTTCTTAGTTACTGTATCTGGCTTAGTGCCTGCAATTTCAGTGCCTTCTGCTTTTTTGTGATGTTTAACTTCTTTTTTAACTGGAGCCTTAGCTGGTTTTTTATCAGCAGCCATTACTGGGCTAGCTAATACACAACTTGCTACTAATAGTGCTAGTAATTTTTTCATAATATTTTCCTTTATAGTGCGGGTTGACCAAATGATGGAACAACTTTTTTACCGCTTGCGTTTACTGTCGGTGCTGTTGATCCTGCGCCGAAAGCTGGTGTTGCAGGTGCGCTTCCAAAGCTGCCTCCGCCAAAACTACTTGGTGCGGCAGATGGTGCTGTTGAACCAAAACCGCTGGAAGAACCGAAGCTTCCTGATGCAGGTGCGCCAAATGCTGGAGCCCCGCCAAATGATGAGTTGTTTCCGTAGCCACTTGATGCTCCTCCAAAACCGCCTGCAACATTGCCAGTCGTGTTTATAGTTTGTGTTGTTGATGTAGCAGTTGGGTTTGCAGCAGTTCCTGCTAATTTTTCCTGTGTACGACCAAATGCGGCAATACCTAAAACGGCACCCATTGCAATATGGAATAACCCAGCACCTTGTAGTGTTAGTGGATTCCATTGTGTAATAGGTACATGGTTATATCCTTGCCATAATGCCCATAATATTGGAAATACTGCCATATCTAACAAACAGATTAGCATGTACATCCAACCCATCATTGGACGCCATAGAGTTTGCATCCATGCGTTGCTATCTTTCTCTTCTCTGTGATGTGACATTGTTTCGCTCCTTTGTCTTTATATACGTATTTATTTAATACTGTTATATATTTTCTGCTGAGTATTGTACCATTCTATCCAGTTATCTACTTTATCTTTACACAAATAATACTGACTGTAATTCGCTGTTATTACATTCAATGCATCGCTTAATTTAGTTGTGCTGGTGTCAACCTGTCCAAGATCCGGACATGCTGTTTGTAGATCTGGCGGAGTTGTTGGCCACGACATAGATTGTTTAGGAGCCATGAATGAGCTGCATCCTGCTAGTACTGCAATTAATGATAAGGTTAATAATCTTTTCATTTGCTTACTCCTAGCGGGTTTTTAGCTGCACCGTTTATTATACCGATTGCTTCTGGATCCAATTTGCAATCTGCATCTATTTTCTTTTCTACTTCTTTGATTTTTTCTTGATATACAATCTGTGTATCGTGTATGACTTTAGTTTTAGTAACTATCTTAGTTTGTATGTTTGCGTTAGCATCTGAACTAGCTTGTTGTGCTACTGCAATTTTAGCCTGTTGTTCTTTAATTTGCGCTTGATAAATTGCGTTAACACCAGAGCCGCCAAACATAAAAATACCACCGATACATACTAATAAACCTAAAGGTTTAATAAAAAGCATGTATGGTTTGAATGTTGGAAAATGACCAATGACTCCGCCGAAGAAATATACAGCGAATCCGCCTCCTGCTACTGCTGGCCATATCCACTCTGGTAATCCGCCGAGTATTGTTTCAATTATCCAACTAAACATATTAACCCATTAAAATTTGATGTGCGTTGCCAGTATGTTGTTGACGCTCTGCCAACCCTAATGTGCCGCCATTAATTTTCTTAGTTAACCCTAACACATCACCATTATCTGCTAATGCGTTTAAATTGTTAGCTTCCCAGAACCAACAAGCACTTTGTACACAACCTTCGAATGTTGTTAAAAATTCTGGAACATCTTCTAATGGTGTGTCGATACTTTCGGCAAAACGTGTGTAATTATCTTTGCCAGTAATTTGAATTAAACCGCGACCGCAGAATTTCCAACCATCTCCTGACTCTTCTGGACCATTGCCCATACGATTAGCGTAAGCACGATTGGCAATTTGTTCTGGATGGTGTCCATACTGCTGTGCTATTTCCGCTGTTGGAAAATAGTGTGGCCACACTTTCATTAATGTTTCAGGTTTGTAGTTTAAATTTTCTATAATAGCTTTGTAGCCAGCACTTTCTACCATAGTCTGGCCCATGAAACAGGCTACACGTTCTGGGGTGTTAATATCGTAGTCTGGCAAAATTTTGCACAGTGCTTCGTGCCAATGTTCGCTGTATGGGTTGTTTTGTAGTATTGCTTGACATTTAGCCAAACTAAAATCAAATGTAAATCCGTCTGCCATTTTATATCCTTTCAAGTGCAACGGCCCAGCCGTTGTTTTCAAATATGAATGTGTTACTAATTTTAGTAATATTGTAATTGCCTATTACTTTAGTTAAAAACATAACTTCTGCCATGTCTTTACTTTCTAACACAATCGGTCCTTTTATACTGTCGTATACGTTTTGTTTACTACCACTATTTACTATATTAAATGTTACAGTTCCGCTAAATGGACGAGTAAAACTAATTCTATCTTCCATAACATTTATGCTATCAGCATAGCTCTTACTAAAAAAATTGCTAAAATTATTTAAAGGTGCTTCTTCTGTAGCAGTCTTGTAAGCATTTTTATCTTTAGGAACAGCTGCTTCTAAATTTTCTAATGTAGCAGGTTCGCTTTTAAAATTTTTAAAATAGCGAAAACGCATGTCTTCAAGGCCTGTTACCTTTTTAACGCCTTCTATTAATTCAAAAATTTGTTCAGCTAGGTGTCTACTGCGTTCTATTTCTACAAACACAATATATTTTCCATTGTCAGTTTCTCCTGCGGTACAATCTGCATCAAGGATAAAACTGTATCCCATCTCAAAGAAATTTTCAAGATCTTTAGCAGGATCTTCTTGATCAACTGTAAAACTTAATACGCAAACATCTTGATCTTCGCCTACTTTACTTTTATAACTATCAATTTCAAAAACTTTTTTAACTAGGTCTTTGAGATCTTTAGCGTGAAGACTTTCACTTATCATGCTGGTGCTCCTGGTGCGCCACCTGGTGCTCCTGCTGGTGCTCCTGCTGCCGGTGCGCCTCCCGGAGCGGCTGGAGCTGTCGGTGCTGCTGGCCCGCCTTGAGCTGCTCCTGCATCTGTTGGCTTGCCTTGTTCTTTATGTTCGTTCTTCATTTTGTCCATGTAGCCTTTGTATACATCAAATGCTACTTTCTTTGGCATAGTAATTTCTACAATCCAAATAGGCTTACGATCCAGTTTGCCTTTTTTACTATTAGGACGCATGTCTTCTTGTGTGCGAATTTTGCGTGGCTCAACTAAATGACTCTTTTGATATGTAACTTTACAACCTAATTCTGTTAATCTTTTTGCGGCAACTGGATTAGGCATCTTATTATGCTCCCACATAAAGCCAGCAGTAATCCAGTGACGGTCTACCTTAGGGCCATAAGCTAACTCACCATCTTCCCAGTTTTCATATACATACATATCCATCTGATCTAGGACTCGTTCAAAATCCTTTAAAACAGCTAGGCTGCTGTTGTTTTCGTATAGATCCTGGATATTTTGTATAACGTCTAATATGTCGTGGTGCATGATAGGTTCCTCTATACTTATTTAGCTGGTTTAAAATCATAACGTATCAGTTTACTTTTCTAGGAATACGTTAAATAATAGTGTAGGACCTCTGTAGTTATCAAAGGCGGTCACTACAAGTCCTACTTTAACAGTAGAGTAGGAGCACAACTAGATGAGTAAACAACGAGTGAAAAAGCGTTTTACATCAGAAGTTAACATAATAGACTTTCAGCCATATCTTCCGGCGAAAAAGCAGCGTGTCAGTATCAGCGCACGTAACGCTAATCAGAAACTGTATCTCACCAAACTATATGAAGAATCCACTAGCATAGTACTTGCTATCGGACCTGCTGGTACGGGTAAAACCATGCTGGCTGTACAGTTTGGAGTTAAATTGTTTCAGGAAGGGAAAGTTGACAAGATTGTTGTGACAAGACCCGCCGTGTCCGTAGACGAAGATTTAGGATTTTTACCAGGTGACTTAAATGAAAAGATGGCTCCGTGGACAAGACCTATATTCGATGTCTTGGGCGAATATTACCAAAAGAAAGAAATAGCAGGAATGCTAGAGGAAGGTGTTATTGAGATAAGCCCACTTGCGTATATGCGTGGACGCACATTTAAAAACGCATACATCGTTGCAGATGAAATGCAAAATGCTACAGTAAATCAAATGAAAATGCTACTGACTCGTTTAGGAGAAGGGTCTAAGATGGTAGTGACAGGCGATTTGGCACAAGCAGACCGATTGAGCGATAATGGTCTGATTGACTTTTGCAATCTACTAAAACAAAAAGAATATTTAGAGCACATTGATATCATTGAATTTGATGCTCGAGACATCGAACGCCATAATGCCGTGAAGGAGGTGTTAGCGGTTTATGGAGAATAAGTGATGTAAAAAAAGGGCCCTTAGGGCCCTTTTTTATTGTGTTAAATGACTTAACCTGATCAGCGTAGCCGCTAGATTAATTTCTGGATCGATACAGAATGTATGATCCGTTGCACCTTGTTTGATAATAAGTATAGCTTTATCTTGAACTGACTCATCACCGAAAATAGTAACGTTGTCATAGAGCCATCTGTAAATGTCTTCCATTTCTTCTGGACGGGCTCTGCCACACACTAGTTTACGTGCTTCGCTAATTTTTCCCTTTTTAAACAACTCAACCATTTCAAGTTTGTAATCGCTAACACCGCTATCTTCTTGTTTAGGATCAACTAATTTGCCATCAAAACTGTTTTGTTGCAACAGATTAATACACTTACGCAAATCAGGATACACACTTCGTACATAAGTGTCTAAAGTATCCAAGTCAAATTCAATACCTTCTTCCACTAAAATTGTAGCCGCACGAGCTGTGAATTCAGTTTGATCAATCGAACCAAAATGCATCTGTTGACAGCGACTATGTAATGCTGGCACAATCCTGCTTGGAGTATTACAAGTTAGAATAAATCTACTGTGTGCCGCATACTGTTCCATAACACCTTTTAAAGCATCTTGTGCCTCTGGACTCAGTCGATCTGCTTCGTCTAGTAGTACAACTTTAAACGGACCAAATGGAATCATCTGCACAAAGTTTGTAATACGGTCACGTACTTCTTTAATACTGTTATCTCTACTAGCATTAATTTCTAACACATCATACTCTGGAATACCAATTTCATTAACTAGTACTTTAGCCAACGTAGTTTTGCCGATACCCGGGCTTCCACTTAACAACAAATGTGGAATACTACCGTCTTTGATCCATGAGTTAATTTGCTTCTTCTGGGCGTCATCGCGAAACACATAGCCATCAACAGACTTTGGCCGATACTTTTCTACCCATAGTTCTTTCATACTAGTTCCTCGGCAATGCCTAAAATTTCTGCCAGGACTAATAACAGTCCACCGGCTTGCATATATGGATTCATTTCAAGCCAACCTGCTCCTGCAATCGCAAGTCCAGCTGCAATTCTGAATCCACTTTTAACCATACTTACATTGGTGTGTGTTAAAAACTTTTTGCTTTCTGCTACTTGTGCGTCTAAAACACTTTTTGCCTTCTTAATATCTTCTACTGCTTCTTCATGTGTACTCATTATAGTTCCTTATAATATTGTTAATAACGAATGTATATTCCAACCAACTAGACTTGCCCAAAACATTGCTGAACCGATTCTTTGGTCATCGTATGATTCTTTTGCAAAATATATCGATGCTACTAATACTATTAGTCCTGTGACAAAGTCCATGTGATTCTCCTTTAGCTTATTGTACAGGTGAAAACAGGCCTTGTCTAGAGGCCTGATGCTCAAATGGATTAACGTGCAAACATATCTGGTGTGAACACCTGCCCTTGTGCTTTGGTGTGTTGACCCACAGTTTCCCATTCTTCCCCGGGCTTTTCATCTGCAACCATTAAGATAGCTTTGATGTCTGCTCTTCGGATAGTAATTTCTTCACCGGTATCCGGGTCATCGACAGTGATTCCACGAGTCCAACGACCATGTTCCAATAGTATCCATTCTCCTACTTTGACATCTTTTTGGTCTGGACCGATAGCCCAAACACGACCCCAACGATGACGTACACCTTCGGTCTTACCATCATCGCTGAGTATAACAATGCCGCCTTTTGATACACGGCCATCAAAGTTCATATCAGTGATAAGAACATTATCTTTGAGAGGAATTAATCTTCCTTGTACTTTGGCTTTATAGCCCTCATGTCCTATGCCCTTTGACTCTGCCATTATTCGTTTCCTTCCGGATCCATATCTTTAATGTTTTTAGCTTTCTGGGCTGGTGGCACTGGTTTTAGTTGTTCTTCAACAACTGGTGCGGGAGCGACTGCTACTGGCGCTGGTGCAACTGGAGCAGGTGCGGGTGGTGCCTGTCGAACATTAATTTGATCTGGAATTTGGTTAGCCGCAGTTTGTAGTTCTTCTCTGCGTTGAATGATTTTCCCGCCAGCGCCAAGTTTATCGCCACGAGCGTTTACCCTAGCATTGCCTACTGCTGGTACTAGTTCATTTTTTTGAACTAACTTACCCATATCAATTTCTTTGCCTAATGCTGTTTTATATATTGCCATTTTAATCTCCTTGGATTATGTATATACTTATCTCAAGAATTCCTGCCAGTCTAAATTATATTTGACTGAATCTACCTGGTGTACGCCCAACAAAAACAATACAAAACTGGCTACGCTAGACCCACGTCCTACTCCCCAGACTATATTGTTTTGGTGGCAAGTATCTACAAAATGTTTGGTCCATTGCAGTAATGGAATCATACCTCGTTCATTATAAGCTACCATTTCATCCCGAACACGAGTTTCTTGTTCAGTAGTAGTACATCGAGATAAGCACCATTCTTCTACATCAAAGTCGCGATATTCTGGCGGCATAAACCAATCACTTTGTAGTGCAGAGTCAAAATCTTCTACACTAATTTGATCTAGTTGCTCATTGAATCGTTGAAATGAAAATCCAGCGGTTTGTTCCAACTGCTCGATGTCTTCACTGTAGTCTACAGTAATGTCTTTGAGGTTGGTTAATTTTCCTTGGTATAGGAATTTGAATATATCAGCTGAATTAAAAATAGGATTACCGAATTGATCTAGGCGCATAGCCTATAGTTTAGTTGACTTTAACTAAATTGTCAAGGTTTTTATCAGCCGATTTCATTAATTTGGACAAAGCATGTTGTCTACGTTTTGATAATTCTTCTTTATAGTCGTTCAACATATTACTGATCTGTTGTTGAAGTTCCGAATTATAAGTCATGAAATATTTTTTAGTAAGATCCTGCACTTTAGATTCGATCTCACTATCTTTTAAACTAGATAAATCGCCAGTTAATGGATGCATTAGTATGTGCTCGAAGTTTTCATGAATACAGTTGCGCCACTGTTAACGGTCCACGCATCTACAACATAAGTTAAACCAGTTGTTCCAAGAGTGATAGTAGCATTTGATCCAGATTGTGTTAATATGCTATCGCTTGTTGCTACTTTAATAACACCGCCAAGACTAGAACCAAATGTAACGATAGCAGATACTGACGGGCTGCTAACATTGGTAAGTATGATTCTTAACAGGCTATAATAATTATTACCAGTTGGTGTGTTATTCACAGGCCAGTTAGTAAAATTGATTGCAGTGCCTGTATATTTGATGTTGAATTCTTGAACTGCGGCCGCTGTAAAATCAGCTGACATTGTAAGGTAATTAGGAACAGTGCTAGCAGATTGTGTGATAGGAAGGAATTTTCCGCTAAACTGATTGTACAACGCATTACTAATTGTACTGCCTTGTAAATTATTAACTACCGGAGTAGTTTGTGTAGCCAAGTCAGCGGACAACACAGCTACAGTTTGAAGAGCAGTAAGTTCAGTAGCAGCTTCGGCTAGTCCAGCTTTGATAGCTGTGAAATTATCACGGAACCCTTGGCTGTCGTTATCTTGTCCTGCTACTGGGTAGTTAGTAGTAATTGTGTTATAAATTATTGCGCTTGTCATACTGTTATCCTATCGTTTCTAAATACAAGGTATTTATCGCTTTGTACCACCTCATTTGAGGAATTAAGTACCGCTGTTATTGTAAATCTATCTATGGTAAAATCTATACTTCTAAAATCAAATGTACTAAGTTCTCGTATATTTTCAAGTATAGTAGCACTTGTGCCTACTTTGCAAAAGCATATAGGAACGCATAATACATACCCTCGTTGCTCTTTAGACCCGGAAGGAATACTACGCATCCAAAGAGGCAAATAGTTACGTTCACTTAACCCTACAGCACTTAACCTTTCTTGCCAATTAGTAATGCTGTTTGGGAAGTACGTATCTACGTGTGGGTTACTTGCTGTGTAGCCTGTGCTGTCCACGGTAATGTTAGACAACGGGCGACTAGCAGCTGGCGCATCAAGTGATAAGTCTGAAAGATTTATGCTCCAAATCGAATTACTAGTATCTGTTGTAATAACAGTAGATGACGGGTTAATTGTTTCTATGCTTAATGGCAAGTGTTTGCCGTTAGGCTCCATTGGATCAAGCATTTGTACATAAACTACTTCGTACACTGGTTGGTCGGTTGTTGGATCAACTGCTATTGCATTTTTTACACTGCCGAATTGAAAGCGTTTCTTCTTAACGCCCAACCCCATAGCTCCGACATAAGCTCCAGCTGCTTCTGTTTCTATACCTGCGTATACTAACATGGTTAAATCTGTTCTTAAACCAAAATTTGGATCATTTGGTCTGTAGACATCTGTCGGTGGAAATAGTGTAGTGTTACTGATAAAATACTTCCACAATGCTCTCTGCGCTGGAATTAGTAAAGGACTTGCAGTTATATTACTGTAAGTAGTTGTGTTTGGAGCATCTAGCGTGAGTGTGAATGTCTGAGTCACTGCACTATAGCCATATTGGTCCTGTGCAGTTATACTAAATGTATAAACTCTATCTAATGTGGTAGTGTTTGAATCAAACGTAGTACTGCCCATGTCTATGGTAGTTAACCCTAAAGTGTTAGTTGCTGCGTTATAGTATTGATTAGGAGTTCCAATAATCTCACCGTCTGGGTTTAATGTTAATCCTTTAGGTAAAGATCCACTGGTTAATACATAAGATACTACTGAACTTGGGATATTAGATGTGGCTTGAACGTTTAATGTAGAAATATAGTTAGCTGGTATTGTGCCTAAGTTACTTGGTGTTGTCCATGTAATTTGACTAGTTAATAATCCTAATATTCCTATAGTAAATGTTTTTGTAGATGTTACTGATTCTGTACCTTCGTATCTTGTAGCAGTTAATGTGAATGTATAAGTTTTACTGACACTTGGTTGATATGGAACTGTGCCATATAAGTCACCAGTGTTAGCGTCAAAACTTAATCCTGGCGGCAGTTGAGTTGAATCAACAATTCCAAATTCAACATTAGAGCTATCGTACAATGCCATGGGAATTGTAATATAGTTATTGGCACGGAATACACCCAAGTCGTTACCGGTAATCCAAACTGGCGTTCTTATATAACTTGCACTGGCATTAAATTCCCCGGCAAATCCATCTAATATCGTGCTGTCTGCACGGAACGCATCTGTACCTGCTACAAATATTCTAAAAATTCTTTGTGCTAAATTTTTACCATCTGTAATAGTGACACGGAATTGATAGTTAGCACTTAGGCTAGCTGGTTGAACATTGGATGTAAAATAGTCATAGAATACATTATCATACGTATAGCTATCGTAACCATTGGTAGGTGTTTGTCCAAAATCGAAACCAACCCGATCGAACAAACTTTCATCAAAATTTCCATCACCATCACCGACACTAATTTCTAGTGTTGGTTGAATAAATCCGCTAATAAGACCTGTAGAACTTAATGTAACTCCCGGTGGCAAATCTCCGTCATTATCTGCAATATAATACGTTAGAGGTTGCCCTGTAGTTGTATCGTAATCGTATGCATCTATTTGATAACTGATGTAAGTGCTATCTAATGCATATAATTGTCCACCAACTCCTACAGGTAGATCGCCTTCGGGTGTAATAAATTCCGGAACGGCTGTAGTATAAACAACCATGATAAATGATCTGTCACTTATGCTAACACCATTACTGGCTCTTACACAGAATGTAAAATTAGTGTTGTTTGATGTTAAAAATGGAGTGCCAATTATCTTCCAAGCGGAAGAAGTTGTGTCATATCTTACAGTTAATCCGTCTGGGATAGTACCAGAGATAACAGTATATGTAACACCTTGTTGAACATTTACCGGCAATGCGATACTAACAGAAACTGCTTGTTCGAAGTTTCCTAAATTGTACCCTGATGCTACGGTCCATGGATTAAAAACTGCCATATTAGAATGTACCAAAATCTAGTTGATTAGCGTTTGTCACAGGTGTTATAGTGCCCATGTCTATAGAAGGAGTTGCAGGACTTGTTATGCTACCAAAATCTATGTTTAATCCTGCATTGTTACTGGCTGTAAATGCCGCTAGCATTAGTGCTACTTGGTTTGCTAGTATGTTAATATCGTACCCGTCTACAGTTGCTTGAATGTTGCCGTTGGTAACATTATGTCCGTTTAAATTTAAATTTGCACCTAGACTAGGATTTGTATCATTCGCTACAGTTGTAATAGCTTCTATGTTTACCGTAGTACTTGTGCTAGTAATTGCAACAGTATCGCCGACACTAGTTAAACTTTTAAATTCTAAATTAAGATTATTTTTATCCGAAAAAATGCCCGCTACATTACCAGTTGTAGGGCCTAAGTTTACAGCACCGTCAATAGGCGCAGCACCTAACAACGCGGCAAAACTGTTGTTTACTCGCGTAAATGCGGTGCGTAAATCATCGCCCGTGCCGTCATTTGCGTATGTTCCTAGCTGTACTGGTAATAATAATGTAGTCATAGTTCGCTCTCTTTAGTGTATTTACCGTCAAATGATTTGTTCAATTAGTATGCTACCATATGCGTGACCACCACTACTGCCTCCCTGGGTATTCACACCAGTTATTCTGTAGATTTTATGATTCGTCATATCTTGAAGATACATAATTTGAATATCTCCGAGATTAACAAGAGCACCCGCGAAGAAGGGAGGATCGCTAGGATGTTGGGTCCATACATCTGACTCAGATGTTGTAACTCCTGCAATAATATTTGTTACAGTATATTGCATTGTAATGTTTGACGAGTTTGATATAGTGTAAACAAGTCGAGGCCCATCACTAACTTGAGCAGACCACGAAACAGTAATTATACCCATAGTCACGGTTGCATCAGAAACATTATAAGCAGTTTTTACATACGGTAATGGCGCTGTAGTTTGTGTACTATTATCTGGGAATGTTAAAGAACCGTTACTACCAAGAGTCAAACTATAACTACCATTAACTAAAGAATTTGTTGTAGTACTAATAGTACCCCAGCTAAGTGCTGAACCATTTGTAGTTAGATATTTTCCGTTATTTCCTGTTTGACTAGGAATAACGGCATCAAATTCTAATCCACTGATTTGAGTATACAAATCAGTAAAATTTGCATTTGCTTTGCTAAATGCAACACGTAAAGTGTCCCCGCTTTGATCGTTGGCTACCGCGCCTATATTAATTGTTTGTTGTGTCATTGTTTTTCTCGTCTAATTGTTTTTGTAAATTATCGACCTTATCATTTAATTCTTTAATGGCTTCGATCAATAACCCAACAAGATTTCCATAAGCTACACTTTTTATTCCATCCGAATCTGACATTACAGCTTCTGGTAATATTTTTTCTATTTCCTGAGCTATAACGCCAGTGTAGCGTCTTTGTTTATCTTCTAAATCTTTACGTGTATAAATTACACCATTAACTTGAATTACTTTATTTAAAGCATCCTTAATGTTTATTATGTTATCTTTTAACGTGATATCACTATAAGCTGTAATATTTCCTTGTGTTGTAATATTTCCACTACTGTCCATGTTGTATATGGTTGTAGTAACGTTTCCAGGCCCGAACAGGTTAGATGAATAAGTTGTAACTATGTTGTTGTCAGCAGCTCGTTGATACGTTCTAAATACTGTGTTAGCAGAAAGGCCGGCGATATACCAATAAATGGATCCAGAATCTCCGCTTGGATTAGATGAATTTTCTAAATATAATCCTGAAAGTGATGGCGTGGTATTTGATTGAACGTAATTACTTAAATTTTGATCACCTGTGTTAGATCCAGACAACGTAGTGATGCCTAATTTATATTTAATTGTACTAGCGGTCTCGTCGCCTGTGTTAGTTCCTGAACTTGACCCTGAAAAATTATTAGCACTTATATTACCACTAAGTGATAATGAGTTAGCGGTTATTGTACCGTTGTTTGGATTATAGTACAGTGATCCGTTAACGTAGGTTGTTTGGTTGGTAGATGAGTTGCTGCCAACAAATGGAATATAATAATTTCCACTAGAGGTTGTAGTAGTAGTGTTAAGCGGTACAGTAATATCTTGACTGCCATTAAAACCGACGCCGTTTAAATTTCGGGAAGTTTGTAAGGTACTAGCTGTATCTGCATTGCCATGCAAACTGCCCGTTAACGCTTGGTCCAGCTTCCAGAAACCACTCAAAGTGGACTGCGGACTGCTTAAACTGCCACTCACTGCATTGATGTAACTTTGTGCATCCAGCATTGAACTTTTAACTTTTGATGTCATGTTATTCCTTTAATATCCTATTGCCATCCACGTGATGCCGTATGTTCTTGTTCCAGTAACAGTTGAGCCACTCCATAAATTAAATGATGTAGTACTAAATGTGTGAACCACTGCAAAATTATCCGCCAATCCCGCACTAGAATCCCCACTCCATATTGTGGCAGTAACACTCACACAGGCATTTGGAAAGTTTATTGGAAATGACAGTGTGCCAAAGTCATATTCAGTTGCTCTATTGGCTTGGCTAATTTGCCCCCACTGTATTATCAGTCCTCCAGGAAACTGTTGATATCCATTCACATAATTACCACCAGTGTCAACACCACGTAGAAAACCTAGCCCTAGTAATGTGACATCTCCAGTTTGACCGTTCACACTGGTAACTGGAGAAGTAATCCCAGTTAAATTACTGCCATTGCCGTAGTAATTGGTAGCATAAACATTGCCATTTACACCAAGACCTGAAGAAACTGTAACAGGCGCACTAGTGGTACTAGTGGCTGTACTTACACTGTTGGTGATATTCAGTTGTGGTGTGGATAAATTGCTGCCTATCACAAACTTTATAACACTTCCAGTATTTTCCCACAGGAACATGCCATTAGTTGAATTGCCATACAACCCTGCAGATCCACCACCTGCTGCCGAAGAATTTCCGCTGGCCTGTGACAAAACCTGTATTTGACTTGTGTCTGACTTTACCCATAGTTGAGCATTGGACCCGTCGGCAGTAGCAGTATTGCCAATTTCAATATAGGTGGCTCCTGTTGGCGTGCCACCAGGCGATGCATGACCGAATACCAGGCCCACTGAGGTCTGCGCTCCAACTCCTTGATATGTACCGAGTGTTTGTTGGGGAGTCAGAACTCCGCCATTATTAAAACTTATACTTGGAGATCCTGCTGCTGCAGACATGTTCAAAGTATTAGGAATTGTCACATAGCCGGTAAATGTTGGACTGGCCAATGGAGCATAAGTTGCACTAGCGGTGGATGTTGTGAGATATCCACTTAGGTTTTGATCACCTGTATTGGTCCCTGAACTTGATCCACTCAAACTGGCATTGGCTGATATACTAACACTGGCACCGATAGTGGAACTGGATGGCAAATTGGTGGCATTGATAGCACCACCAAGCGACAACGTTCCACTATTTGGATTAATACTAAAATTACCATTAGTATATGCTTGCTGATTTCCAGTCGAATTACTGGATACAAAAGGCACGTAATAAGTGCCTGTAGTGGCTGTGCTTGTGGTATTGAGCCCAACTGTGATAGCCTGACTACCATCAAATCCCACACCATTGATATTTCTAGCTGTTTTCAATTGAGTTGCAGTATCAGCATTGCCAGTTAATGGCCCGTTCAATGTGCCAGGAGTGCTGCCGCCGCTGCCTAATCCACTAGTACCTATATACCATGTTCCGGCCATTGTAAGGCCACCGCCAGACGCAGTTATCTGCGTCTGTGAGTCTAACATCGAACTTTTAACTTTTGATACCATTTTACATTCCTAATTTTTTCATTAGTGTGTCAATTTGTGATTGTTGACGTTCGATAGTTGCCTGCTGTTCTTTAATAGCTTCTACCAGTAATGGAACAACTTTCTCGTAACGTACTGCCAAATAACCATTGTCACGTTCAGTTACAGCCTCTGGCAATACTGCTTGAACTTCCTGAGCTATCAATCCAACTTCACGCACATCAGCTTCTTTGCCTTGAGCGATTGCAATGTCATTCCATTCAAAAGTTATACCAGATAGTTTATTAACCTTTAGTACTGCATTGGCGATTGGTTCAAGATTGGTTTTTAATCTTGCATCAGATGTATAGTATGCTGTGATATCTCCGCCAGCTGTAATACTGCCTGAAACACCAAACGAAGCACAACTATAACTGCTAGTTGAATTCAACGTTTGAGTCGATCCACTCAAACTGGCAAATCCTACATAAACGTGTGACGCCTCTTTGTATCCTGGACTACTGCTATAATCTCCGTTATCGTATACATATCTAGCGTTTGAAGCATTGGTTGCGTTTGTTGCGTTTGTTGCACTTGATGCGCTTGTTGCGCTTGTTGCACTACCAGCTGATGACGCATAGCTTACACTTTGACTGCTAATGTTACTGGTAGTAATAGCATCAGTAATGCCGTAGCCAGCGATAGTGGTTGGCTTGCCAGTGATACCAGTAAACGGAACAGAACTTGCAGTACCAGTACTAACAGCATTGTTCACATAATCAGTGCTGGCAAATGTTCTTCTTGTGTTGCCAGTGTCAGTGTAATACATATTACCACCACTGAACTCAATGGATCCGGCTGTTGCACTTGACTTCAACGTGCCTGATGTAAACACCAGCGGAGCAGTTGATGCTGAACCTGGTGCAAGATTCAAACTGACTGAACCACTCATGCTCACATTGCCAGTTAATGTGCCACCACTTAATCTCAATTTGTCACCATCGACAAATGCTAGAGCATTTTGTACGTCAACGGCTACAATGTTACCAGCTGGACTGAATGAAGTATTAATAGCCGATAATGACAAGTTTGTGTAACCATCTACTTCAACTAATACTGTATCGCCTGACGAAGTTGCGGTAGTAAATGTAAAGAATAACCCACTCGAATCTTCACTATAGTCGCTATCGCCGTCTTGACGTACACCATCGATGTAAATCTTTAATTGGTTATAACCTGGTTTATACAACGGCGTACTAAATTTACTTGGACCATTATAACTGTAAGAGCTAGTAGTTCCTACTACAAATGTATAACGACTAGATGAAATAGTAGTACCGCTCGGAGGTATAGTAGTACCAGTTGGGTACCCCCATGTATATCCGCCACCTGTGTATGTAATAACCATTCCAGTTGATGGAGTTCCACTAATACCAGCTGCAAACAACGAACTTAACGCACCGCTAGCAGTACTAGAACCAGTACCACCATGTGATATTGCCAAATTACCAGTTGATGCTTTACTCATGTCTAAGTTAGCATCAATAATGTTATTAGTTGCATCAACTAATAGTGTACTACCGTCAGTTGAATATACATTACCATGCAAGTTTCCAATTACAGCACCATTACCGCTGTTAACTGTTATGTTGCCCCCGGTTGCCAATGTGCCTGCAATAGTTGTATTACCGTTTGCACTATCTACTAAAAATTTAGTTACTGCTGGACTACCGCCATTAGTAATAGTAAATGGTTTAGCCAAAGACGTTGTAGAACCATTTAATGTTAAACTACTGCTTAGTGTAGTAGTTCCAGTAATAGTCCAGTTACCTGTTATAGTACCGTTGCTACCACTAGCGTTAGATGCATTCAATGTTCCGCTATATAATGTTCCATTGGTTGCATCAAAGTAACTAGTACCATCTGATGGTAAACTCCAACGTCCTTTTAATGTACCTGTATAGCCACCAGATCCAGTTCCGCCATTAGCATAAATGTTAGCAGTTGTAAATGTAGCAGAGCTAACTACTACGGTGTTACCTGTGTTAGCATCAACGCTAAACAAGTTTGTAGGACTTCCGCCACCACTGTTGATTAAGAATGTTTTACCACTACCACCAATTAATGTAACATTGTTACTTAATACAGTTGAACCAGTTACATTCAATGCACCTGTTCCTGCAGATGTACCAGTCGCTGTATTAGTAAACGACACAATACCACTAACACCTAGTGTACCGCCCATTGTACTTGCACCAGTTCCAACACTAAATGTGCTTGAGCCTGTAATGCTAGTGTTACCACCAATAGTTGCAGTACTACCTACTGATAATGTAGTTCCAATCCAGAAACTCTTGGCAACCATTGCGCCACCAGCTACTTGGAAAGCACCATTAACACTTGGAGATGTTGCAGGTGTTGCGCTAGTTGCATCAGCTGTACTAGTTACGCTTTGTGTTGTTACAGTTTCTGCAAGTGTTGTAGTTGTTACACCTGTTACTGTTAAGTTACCGCGTACAACAACGTTACCGCTATTGTCGATAGTAAAATACACAGCGTTAGCAGTAGTACCAACTTGTAATGTTCCACCAATAAATGTATTACCGTTTGAACTATCAACACTAAATGCAGTTGCAACAGAACCGTTATATGCTGCAAAACTTCCTGAATTAGTAATTACAGTAGAACTTGTTCCATTAGTAACAGTAAACAATTCTGTATTAGAATTTGTAGAACCATTTACAGTTAAATTACTATTAACTACGGTATTTCCTGCTACGGTTAGTGTTCCATATAAGTTAGTTGCAGCACCGCCACCACCAGATGTACCAACATTAAATGGTGTACTAGAAGTTAAAGTTACTCCACTACTTGCAGATACAGTCCATGTGTTTAATCCTGAACTAATTGTTGGAGGACTTGTTGTAGTCGATCCTGCGTATGCTCCAGCGAATGTCTGTGCTGCAAGTACTGGAGCGTAGGCTTCGCCAAAGAACTGTGTAAGTATTGCATTTGATGCGTTTACGCCGACAGTCATAAATCCAGGTGTACCACTCGGACTTACTGTTGCTGTTAATGTAGTTGATGAAACTGTTTGACTTGGATATACAGTCCATGCTGTACCGCTACCGCCTGTAATAACAGTACTAGCAGTTACGCCAGATCCTGTCACTAACATACCAATCATAATACTACCGCCAGTAACTGAACTGCTAATAGTCAATGCAGTGCCGCTAATAGAACCTGTGAAGGTTGCTGTATTAGTTGCACTAGTAGCACCAGGGAATCCAAATGTAATTTGATAATTTGTATTACCACTGTTTGTGGTGATAATTGGATATCCTTGAACTTTTAATAAACCAACGTCGACTGTGCCAGTACTATCACTTTGAATAATACTACTAGTTCCGTGCGGATTATTTACAGGGTTGCTGATTGGTAATACTACATAAGTATTTCCTAATCCAGTAACAGTTGCACCAGTGCCGTTAGTAGCATTTGAACTTGCGGCAACAGTCATAACACCTAAGTTATTCAATGTTGTTGTGGTGCCTGTAAATTTATCATTAGTTACAGCATTACCATCTGTTATTATAGTAGTTACACTTACAGCAGTTGGACTTGCTTGCCCGCTAGTTCTGTTGTAAGGAATAGTACCAGTTGGGATATATGTAATCTTATTCAACTGTACACCAGTTGTGGTGCTTGTAGCAGTTTCTAAATCAACCCAACCATTAGTTTGTGTAAACACAGCAGAGTTAAAACTGGCTAAACCGTTAGCAGCTTGTATTTGTTGACGTGTACCAGTTGGATATGCAGCTAATGTTGTACCGTTTGTAACAGTAGATATTACAGTACCGTTAGCACCATATACGTTAGTTGAATAACTTGCGCCAGGAACATTTAACAATAGTTTACTTTGTTCAATATCTGCTGTGCCACTAATCATGCTATCAACAATAACACCACTATTGATGCTAGTTGATAAACTGTAGCTACCAGTAGTTGCAATCATTTCAATTGGATTTACACTAGAGCCTACATTAGTTTGGCTAGTTACTGGCCATACTAAACCGCTACCGTTACCGATAATAGTTCCAACGGCCACACTAGATGTAGTACCACTAGAACCAATTAGTGTCATGCCTTTGCTAATTGTTCCAACAATACTGCCACTAATAATGTACAAGTTGTTAGATTGTATGTAACCTTCGAAAGTAGCAGTAATTGGGCTTGTATAAGTTTCGCCAATAGTGTTACCAATAATTGTGCCACCTGATACATACGCTGAACTAATACCACTAGAGAAACTTACACTAGTTGTAGTAGGTGTTGGGCTGGCTAATACTGTATAGATACCGTTGTATGTTGCAGGTAATACCCCGCTAACTACAATAGTCTGTCCAGCATTATATGGTACACTAGATTGTGTACTAAAGCTCAATGTTACAACACCAGCACTTGCAGTGATATTTGTAATGCTGATTGGACTACTATTGTTTGGCAATGCCAATTGAGCAGCTTGCCATGTTTGTGTAGGCGCATCAAATACTAATTGTGCTCCAGTTGGAATACTTGTAAAGTATACAACACCGCCAGGAACAAAATTTGGAACTTTGTTTAAAGTAATTGTAGCTACAGTTGTAGACCCAGCACTGGTTGTAGTTGTACTGGTACTTACATATTCAACAATTTGTGAACCATCAAAGGCCGGAGTAGTAACACCATTGCTTGTAACAGTTCCGCCACCGTACATAGCCATACCTGCTGTAATACCAGCACCTAAGTTACTTAAATTTGTACCAGTTACAGTACAAGTTATAGTATAACCAACACCACTCCAGCTTACGTTATTGGCAGTAGCGTATGGCAAGTATTCACCGTCTGCTAGTTTGAATAAACTATTTTGATTAAACAATGCAGTAGTAGTATATCCTAAGTTAACAGCGTTAGTTGGTGCTGTTTGTACAGGCATGTTCATGTTGATGATGCCATTACCACCCATGTTCATTTGTCCACTCATAGCCAATTGGCCACTTAGCGCCATATAGCCTGGACCAATTAATTCATAGTTAGGAACAACGCTACCACCGTAGTCTAAACCTAATCGATAATCAATAAATGAACGGATAGCACTTTGTACAGGAACAATATCAGCTGCGTTCTCAGTCATCTTAGCATCGCTAGAGAAGTCTGTTACTAACACACCACGTTGGAATTGTAAACCACTAACGTTTGTCAACGCAATGTTTTGACTGATACTAACTGTACCAGTACCTTGGTCAACGGTAAAGAATGAACCTACGCGGAAAATACCATTTTCATCTGTACTTACATAGAATACACGACCTACGCCTTCTTCTAAAACTTGTTTAGTTGCGTCAGCTGGCAACGATGGGTTACCATAAATCTGTGTTGGAACGTTACTAGTATTGTAACCACCAGTACCAATTTGGTTAAAGTCGTGACCTGTAACACGAGTTAAACTAATACGTTGTGTAATTTGACCATTTGTATTAGCTGTATAACCTGCATACAAGTTAGTGCTATTAGTTAAACTAAATGGTTTACTAATACCAATTGCACTGCCAGTTCCGCTAGACATTACTTGGAAAATATTTGTTGTCGATGTAATGTATCCAGATGTCAATGCAGATGGAGATCCTACTAGTGCAAAAGTTACATAAGCAGTAGTACAAGAAGTTACAGTCCATATACCGTTATATGTACTTACATTTGCGCTAGTAATAGTAACTTTTTGTCCAGCTTGGTAAGGAGCACTAGATTGTGCTGTAGTAAAGTTTACCGTAGCTACGTTACTGGTTACACTACCACTTGCAAGAGATAATGCGCCCGAGTCCCAGATACCCGGATCAAAAGAATATGCTAATACAATAGTAGATGTGCCTGAATTTGTATTGCTAGTAGTTTGCCATATACCATTATACAGACCATTACTGTTATTTGTTATACTGTAGTATGCACCGTTAGTAATGCTAATGTTACCACTTAATGAAAGAGTAACAAGATATGCTCCTGATACACTGACACTCTTAGTTGAGTAACTACTTACAGTAGTGCCGGCATACTGATTAACGAAGTTCGGGCAATAGAATGCCATGGAACCTGCGCTGGTTACAGTTAATGACGGAACAAAAACTGTTGAAGTTACATAATTGTAATAGCTGCTGGCCACGGTAATTGTAGTCGAACTCGGTATTGTTAAAATATAATATGTAGCACCAGGGGTAATTGTACCAATTGCTGTACCAGTGAATATAATTTGTTGTCCAATAGTTAACCCGTTAGTTCCAGCATTACTGCTGATTGTTATTAAGTTACCTGTAGTACTTGTTTGGCTAATAGATCCGTTTACACCAGCACTGTTAGGATACAATACACTTAATTGTGTACTACTTACACCACCGGTAGTTGTTACACTAGTATTGGCAAACTGACTTATCTCAGCTGTTAATTGTGCTGCACCAGGTAAACTAAATGTTAGTGTGCCAGTAGTAATGTTACTTGCAGTACCTAGAATAGGACTTGTAGTTGAGCCATAAATGTATACAGAAATTAAACTTGTTCCTGTTACTTGGTTAACAACATAAGTTTGGCTAGCTGATAAACCACCGATAGAACCGATAATAGTTAACGGTGCTGATCTTGTTCCAGCTGTTTGATTGTTGTTAACTGTGTAAGTTGTACCAGTTATGCTAGTTCCAGTAGAAATAGTTTGTGCTGTACTTACAGTCCAAGTAGTGCCGCTTCCGCTAACAATGTAAGTTGCAGGGCTTATATTTGAACCACTTAAAATCATACCAACTGTAATAGTTCCACTAGTTACTGCACTAACTGTCATAGTAGTAGAACTAATTGTTGCAGTAAACACAGCAGAAGTTGATCCAGTGATTACTGTAGAAGCACTTATGCTACTGCCAGAAACAATAGTCATTCCTTGATATATTGTAGCACTACCTGCACTAGTAATATACAAAGTGTTACCGCTGATATATCCGTAGAATGTTGGAGCATAAACTGTTGACGAGAATGCAGTTCCAATAAAGTTAATAATAGAACCAGAAGATAACCCACTAGTGCTGTTAACACTGATTAAGTTTGTTCCGCTTACAGTTCCTGTTACAGTTCCTGTAACAGCACTAATTGATATAACAGGAGCACTTGTATAACCTTGCCCACCGTCAACAACAGTAACACTTTGAATTTGTCCACTGCCATCAGTTTTTAATGTTACAGCTGCAATCGCTTGAGTTGCGCCACTGCCACCGCCTGAGAATGTCAATGTAGGAGCAGTAGTATATCCACCACCTGCATTAACAATATCAACTTTAGTTACATACGCATACTGAATACAACTAATTGTAGCACCGTTTGGAATCCAACATGCTGGACTTACAACAAATGTATTTGTTAATGTGTTGATAGATTGAACAATAGTACCAGCTGGAACATTTCCTCCTGCTGTTGTAAATGATAATACTGCAGCATATACAGTAGCAGTAATAGTAGCGATACTTTGTGTTGTGCTTAGTTGATAAACTGCTCCGCCACCTGCACCGGATGTGCCACTAGTTTGACTTACAACATAAGTTCCAGCAGTTATGCCTGTGGCAAATATTTGCATACCAACTAGTATTGACCCACCAGTTACACTACTTGACACTGTCATTACACCACTGCTAGTGATACTAGCAGTAAATGATACAGCACCATTACTTGCACCGGCAAATGATGCGGCAGTACCCGCAGCATATTCAGTACCAACGTTTGCAATAGTAGGTGTTACACTAATTTGATTAGATCCAACACTTGGATTTACAACATAATATGTTGAAGTTGATGAAGGAACAATTCCGCCGAATCCCGATGAGTTGTCGTATGTACTACTTGAGAAAGTAATAATCTGACCTCTGTAGAATGTGCTAGGACCACTTACGATGGTTAATGTTAGTGTACTTCCGCTAATGCTTGATACGTAACCAGTAGTTTGTAAAATGCTTACAACCATACCAACTGTTAAATTTGATACAGTATTAGTTGAAATAGTTGTTGTATTAACTAAGTTAGTAACTTGATATGTACCATCGTAGCTTGTATCAGTTAAAGTTAATGCTTCACCCAAACCACTGTTATATCCAGCAGCCTGGCTAATGCTTACAGTCCATGTACTGCCAACACCAAGTGTACCTTGTGTAAGGTTACTAACAATAGTTGTGTTTGTAGAAATTCCAGAACCAGTGATAACCATACCTGGTGCAATTACTGATTCTGTTCCTGTACCTTGTATACTTACAACTGTCAATACTGTACCAGCAGTACTACTACCAGTAGCATTACTAATGTAACCAGTAATAGCAGTAGTTGAACTATAACCTGAAATCTTCAATGAACTGTCAACAGGAGGTAATGAACCACTTGGACTATATGGAGCAGTATATGTTACAATTTCTGCTGTAGTACTTCCAGCTTCTAATGCAGAACTTTGATAAGATAGTCCAGCTACTCCAGTTCCAACACTTGAGTTATTATAAATTGGAGTAGCACTAAGTTGTAGATACCCGTTAACGTTAAAACCAAATTGTAATGGTGTGCCTACTGGGCTACTACCGATAGTCATAGTTTGATTTAGATATACAGTATATTCTAATGTGCTTTGACCAACACCGACACCATTGCTGATAACTGATGTAATGTAAGTTCCAGATGTAACACCTGTACCAGTAATTAGTTGTCCTGCATAAATGCTTCCACTAACGTTGTTAACTGTAAGTTGGGTACTTGAACCTGATCCAGATATTGTGTAAACATTACCATATCCAGCATACAATGGTTGTGTATAACTTAACACTTGGTGTGTACGTCCATTCCATGCTAGTGCGTAGATACCAGTGTTAATTTGATTAATTGTTGGAACGTCTGTGATTGTTGCAATCGCAACTTTATTATCACCTGTAGTTGCACCTTGTGTTAATGTTGAAAACACTAATGTACCTGTTGGAGATATTGTACTGCTTATATTTCCACTTAAAGTAATAGTAGTACCACTAATGTTAATAACAGTTAATCCGTTTGGAGTAATATAACCAATTGCTTGTCCAGCTTGTACTCCAGTTGTGCCTACTGCACCGCCAACAACTTGACCTACGGCAATAGTACCAACTACATTTGAAACTACAATAGTGTTACCACCCAATGTAGCTGATGCTACAGTAGCAGTTACTAAACTACTTTGACCTGCTGGAATTGTAACAGGATCTACGTTAATGATATTTGCAGTATCTGTTGTAAATGTATAGTATGCAAAACCATTAGCAGTTTGTAAAATAGCGTTAGTGGCAGTTGCCATTGGCTCGCCAGTTGCCTGACTCAAGTTATAACTTAATACACGATAAATGCTTGACAAGTTAGCATCGTATTGTAAAGCAGTACTTGGACGAACTGGTTTAACGTTGGTAATATTTGTAAACTCAACATAAGTGTTGGTACGAATAGTAACCATTTGTCCATCGCGTAGTGGATATTGTAAACCAGTACTTGTACTAATAGTTAACTGTAGTACGTTTTGTCCAATAGTAACACTAGTATGACTGATACCGTTGATTTGGTAAGATGTAATACTGCCGCCTTCAACTGTGTGGTCGATGTCTAAGTAACAATTACTATATGGAATGTATTCATACCCGATAATATATACGTTCAATGCTACTTGACTTGCGCTCGGTGTCATTGCAGTAGCGTATGCACCTTGTTTATAGACACGAGCAGTTTGTACTAAATCGTGTACTAGGTTAACAGCGTTAGGTAATTCAGTACTATCAGCACCTGTTGAACGTAGGCCGTAGTCACCGTATGCGTTAGCACCTGCAACTGAACGTACTTGAGCACCGTTTAATGCCCAATAGCCAACGTGGTTATAGTAAGTAAATGTCGAAACTTGTTCAGTAAACGAAGCGTTAGTTGCAACAATACCATAGCTCAAATCGTTAACTTGTGTAAAGTCATTAGCCAACATGGACTTATTACCGCCCATTTCAATATTAATTGGCACATTACCATTTTCCAAATACGTTGGAATTGTAGTGTTTAACCAAGTTGTATAATCTCCGGATATAGTTGAATACGATCCAGACACATAGTTTGCACCATGAGATAATGTTGGGCCTGTAATAGCTGTTAGGTTAGTACTTGCATAGGTAGTCCAGCTATTTCTATTAGAATTGCTTACACTCCAATAAGCACTCATCAATGCTATTATATTGTTAGTTTGAGTAACAAGTGCTGATGGAGCATAACCACCTGAACCAGATCCAGCTGACAATAGTGTTGTAACTTGTCCGACACCGTTACCAGCACTTGGATAAGTTGTAGTAACATTAGAACCATTAACTGATGTAGTAACAGTTCCGCTAGTAGTGCCTTTTACTACATTGGCTATTACACTTTGCAAATAGGCAAACGCTGTGATGTATACATTTAAAATAGCATTAGTAGAACTTGTTGGTGTTTTAACTGTTGGACCAGTTAACAAGTTGTAGTAGTTTGTACCATCTGTCCACCAGAAGTACTGTGTGCTTACATTGTTAGTCTGACTATTACCACCATATAATATGTCGTAAGTAATAGCATCTACGATGTAGCCGATATTTTCTTGGGCAATTAGTGGGCTCCAGCCTGGAGTTGTTTGTAAACTAAATGCTGTTAGAGATGTTAACCATGCTGTAACTTCTTGTTGAATAAACGCACGGTTTAATTGTAACAAGTTAGCAGCATTTTTAACGTCTTGTAGAGTGTAAGTTACGCCACTATAGATTGTAGTTGGTGCAGTATATGTAACTGAGTTAGGTAACGCAGTAATACCGTTGTTTATAATACTGTACACTAACGCTACATTAGATGCTACATATCCTGATGTTGTAGTATCATTTGGGATAGCATTTTTTATTAAACTTGAAATATAATTAATACCTAAGTCCAACAACACAGTTGTTAATCCACTAGTAACATTCTGTGATTGTATATAAATTAAACCAGTTCTTGCACTTTGGAAGTTTGTTCCAAGAACTGCATCGTTAACAACCGCTTGTAGAATATTTTGGAAATAGTTTCCACCGCTTAAACTATTTTGTAATGACAAATAATCGCTTAATGCAGTGAATGGTGTACTTGGATCAAGAATCAATCTAGCCTGCGGAGCACCAATAGTATAAGTTGCATTTGAACTTGGTACTGCTGTTAAACCAGTCCATACAACACCGTTAATAAAGTTTGTGTTACTTAAAGTAATTGTATTTGTAGATTTATTGATTGCTGAAATATAAATTGAAGGAGTAGCATCGCTAGGAATACCTGTTCCTGAAATATATTGTCCTACTTGAATATTGGCAACGCTGTTTACAGTTAATGTATAACCACCAACACTGGCACCGCTAGCGTATGTTACTGTACCAACAGTGACATTGGCATACCAGTCGTACACTTGGTCAATTTGATAACGGAACCCTTCCAAGTAGAATGAACATGGTGCTTGTGGTGGACGAACATCTAAACCACTGTTTACTACACCTTGTACAGTAATTAAACAGTTTGCAGTACCATCGATACCTGTAATGGTTACTGGAGTTGGTGCGTTGGTTGTAGTTTGAACTGAGCTAAGTTGATAAGCTCCTGCTCCGCCAGTAGTTCCAGAAATTTGACTTACAATGGTAGGACTATTACCGATTCCTAAACCACTAACAGTCATACCAATACTGAATGTACCGCCAGACAAACCAGTAATGGTTAATGTTGTGCCACCGTTTACATAACCTAAGCCAACAGCGTTTGGTGGATAACTATCTACATAAACTACTGTACCAGCTAAACGACCTGCCATACCGTCAATTAATTGTCCACCTGCAAAACGTTTAGCATTAATACTGCCTGCAAAGCTAGCAGCTTCTTGTGCGTACGGTGATTTAGATTTAATTTGTCCTTCTGGATCAAGAACCATCATAAAGCCGCCGTGGCCTTGTGCGGTGATGTTACTAATACGTGTAGCATCATTGACTAAGAATACGTCAACATCTTTATTGTTTTTAGGAGTACTATTGATATCTAATGGGTTGGTCAAATAATGACGTCCATAGTTAATAGTAGTGTATAAATGCCAATTTGAGAATGTAAATGTACCTGCTGTGCTGAATGGATAGATAACAGTTAGGTTCATTACATTACCACTAACCGCAGTAATCACAGCTTTACCTGTACTTATATTACCATAGTTAGTAGCAGAGTTTGCACTACCTGAGCTTGTTAAAGTAGAAACAGCATCATTTTCAAACACAACTGTTGCAACATTTGAAGTTACATTGCATGTGGATACTGTAAATGTGCCATTGTAAGTAGTTGGAGTCATTCCACTAACAATAATATTAGAACCAGTTGTATATGGTGTTAATGGCATTGTTGAGCCAGGTTGTGCTACAAATGTTAAGGTAACTAATTGTTTACCTTGTACTGTAGCCACGGTTCCACTAGTAACAATATATGTTGCTTCAGTTAACACTAATCCATTCCAGCTAGAAGGAATTTGTCCTGTAGTCAATGTAGCAGTAATATTACCAGTGGTGCCGCTCAATGAAATACTTGAATTAGCAGTAGTTGAATAATCACTACTATAATCGATTAGACCAATTTGCATGCCATCGAAAATACCATCGCGATGGAAGAACAAGCTAATCCACGGACTCTTACTTACACGGTCAATAGGACGAATTAATGTACGACGGAAATCGTCACCTTTAATAGTAACGTTAGGAGCCATACGGATTGGATAATCTTCGTAGTAGATACCGCTTTCAACACGAATTGTAATATGTTGGATACTTACACTTTCAGCATAACTTAGTGTTTCACCGGGAATGAAGAATCCAGGTTGTAGCATGTTTACGTTGATTGTATCGTATGTTAAACTTCCGCCAGGGCTGTAACTTAAAATGACACCATTAGCACCACTGGTATTACCTACTAGGATCTTACCTGGAATAATGTGGTCATCTGAACTTTGTCCTTGGTCAACACTACCTTGTCCACCGTTAGACACTTGAATACTATAGTAACCTGAACCAAATGTTTCTGCTGATGCAGCACTTAGTCCGTAGTTAATAATATTTAAAATAGTATTGTACGAAGAATTTACTTGATTTACTGCATTACCAAAATTGCCAGTACTGTCGCTGGCAACGGTTAATTTAGTTGAATCAACGTAGAATATTGATCCTAATGTATATGACAATCCAGTAGGAGTCCCAGCAGTTGTTACTAGTGATAACCCGCTAGTTGTTGTTAATGTGAATGTAGTTGTACCATTTGTAGCACTAACTAGGTAAGTAGTACCAGTAGTGTATCCAGATATACTTCCAGTTCCACTGATTGAACCACTAATAATAACAGTTTGTCCAACAGCTAATGTTGTTGCATTACATGAGAACTGACCACTTGTTCCAGTAATTTGAACGCCACTGGCTGTTAAATTATTGGTATAAGAGTTCTGTACTACAGTTGTTTGATAACGTAGTTGTGTAGTTTGGTTCAATACTTGTGCTGCTAGATTTTTTGCAAATCCAATTCCATCTACACTAGGACTTAAAATAGGAGCACTTATTGTAGCGATAGCTGATGTATTTCTGTAGAACGCATTACCTGCATTAATTGTCTGATAAGTTGATGGAAGCTCTGGAGTACCTGTTACTAGGTCAATAGTAATTGCATCAATGATTAAACCAAGGTCTCTATAGCATAACGATTCATTGTATGTTAACCCACCGGTGTAAGTAGTAGTTAGGTAGTTTATAACATAGTTTGTAATGCTCGATTCTGCATTGGTAATAATGTTCCATGCGCCTAATGGTTGTACAGTGTTAAACAATATACCTGTGTAATTAGTCAATGAAGGATATTGAATAACGTAGCTGTTTGTTACAGTTGTAATTTCAGTACTTGAAACACTTTGGTAGTTTGCAATTACATCTAATAGTAATCCAAACAATGTTCGAATCGATGTCGCAGCTCCGCTAGCAGGCGCCCATGCACTTTGCCATGTAGCAGGATTTAAATTGTTGCCTGAATAAACTGTTACTGATGAATTGTTAATTAATGCAATAACTTCGTTTTCTAACTCTAAAATTGCCTTGTAACAAATACCAGAAGCTAGTGTTGCACTATTTTGATTGGTTGCAAGTTGTAGTGTGCCGTTGTGCCAGTATTGGCTTGCGGCATACACAGTTGCAGAATTGCCACCGTAGTTGATGTCATAACAAATGGCTTCTAAAATAGTTTCAATATCTCGTAGACTAGAAGCATGGTTAAACGTAATGTCAAGGCTATTTGTGGCAATGTAATCTATAATATAATTGTTAATATTAGATGCAAGGAAGCCATTGCTCATGTTGGCTACTAAAACTTTTCTTGCGGCATTACTTGCGCTAACTGCTGTATCAGTGTACAACGGAATTTGTGGACGTGCGGTTAGCCCGTAAGTCAACATTTTTAGAATTACATTAAACTTAGCGTAAATTGTATTTTGTGTTGCAGGATTATCGCTCGGAGCTCCTAATAGCGTCTTGTCAATAAATCCATTAACACTTGAAAGGTAACCATTTGAGCCGACTGCTGTTGTGGTTAACGTTGCAACATTGCCGCCAGACACATTAGTAATCAATTGGAATGCAGTTAATAAGTTACCACTAGCTGGTAATGTAGGAGCAGTTCCATAAACACCAATATTTGTGTTGTTTGTAGTATTAAATGTATATCCACTAGTACCATTATTAATGATGTTTACAATGGTATTGATGTTAGCAGTAATACTTGAAGCCGCTGCACTACCGCCTTGGTAAGTTTCATTAGTGTACTGGAAAATAGTATTTTGATAAAGTATTGCAGGAACTTGATTGTTAATAATATCCAATGCAAGTGTGGCCACATAGTTTAATGCCGCAATACACGCAGTACTTTCTTGACCTTGAGTTAGGTATGGAGTACTTCCATTTGGACCCCAGTATCTAACCCCAGCGTATGTGCTTTGACTATTACCGCCGTAGGTTAAATCATAAACAAGAGCGTAAACAGTAAATTCAATATCGCGTTTACTTAATGTTTTATTATAGTCTAATGAAGAGAATTTACTTGTTAAGAATCCTGTAATTTCAGCTTGGATGAATGAAATGTTGTTTAACAATAATTGGCCAGCACTAACTAAACCAGTTGTTGTATAAGCTGAAGCCGGATAAGTTGGCATTGGTGGTTTTAAATTTGCACCACTAGTTAGGACTAGCTCGCTGATTAAAGCTGCATTAGTTTGTAAACTTGTAGTAATACTTGGATTATTAATGTCATTAATAATATTATTGATTAGGTTGTTTCTAACAATAGTACCACCACTGCCTGTTCCTGCTGTAGTACACGCAAAAGTTACATAAGTTGTTCCAGTGTTAATAACGGTCCAGTACCCATTACCGCCTGTATTACCACTTGTACTGTTGTAGCCAACTGTGCTAACTCCGGCGACAATAACTTGTTCACCTACTGCAAATGGAGCAGTAGATTGTTCGGCAAATTGAATTGTTGCAATAGTACCAGTACCTGTTGCACTAGTAATTGCAATGCTTGTTGTGTCTAATAAATTAACAATTTCTTCTGCACTAAAATCTGGAATAGTATTTGTTGTACTGCTGTTAGCATACGGGAAATACAATCCGGCAAATGTACTTTGATAATTTGAACCTAATGCAAAGTCATAACATAATGCGTAGATAATACGAGTTATGTAATTTTGTAAAGATGAACTGCTATTGTAATTGTAAGAATAATTTAATATTTGATTACGTATTTGTGTAACAGCATCTTGAATCTGTGTTAGATTGTTATTGATAACATCTATATTGTAAGAATAAAAGAAGTTAGTAGCTTGAGTAGTTACATTATGTGTAGAATTTAAAGCCAAGTCATATGCTACACCTTGAATGATTTCTTCAACAAATGTAGACCATCTTGTTTGATCGAACACAAATTTGTTAACATACTTTTTATTCAAATAAGCGATAGTTTCTGCTTGAATAAATGATCTGTTGTATTGTAGTAAATCTGCGGCATCTGTGTAGCCTTGTACTTGGCTACTACCTTGTACTAGACCAACACGATAACCAGGAAGTGGACTTACGCCAGCATTAGTAACAATACTGTTGAATTGATTAGGTCCAATGGTGTAGGCAATAGTCTGACGATATGGTCCAGGTTCTAATGCTGACAAATTAATTAAGTTATAGGCTTGTAATGCGGCTGCTCCAACAGTAGCATAAGCATACTGCCAAGCACGGCCTTCACGTCCTGGAGGAGTGTTAGTTTGTAAATCGTCACCTTTGGTTGTAACATACAAGTTAACACCGCTGTAGTAGGTATTATTATCTACGTAATATTTTGTAGCGGCTTGCAAGTCAGCTGGGCTTTGTACAATACCATCCCCGCTTAATGGAGTTGGGTGGTCACTAAGGGTCAGCACACCAGTCATAGTGTCGCCTTGACGCAATACTAAGTCTTTACGTTGTACAGCTTCTGTGGCCAAGTAGTTGCCAGATAATGATGAATCATAACCTGCAACTCCTAGCTGCGGTGTTAAAGGCTCTGAACGAACATTTAGCGCACCAATAATTTGTCCATTTGAAACTTGCAAATAATGGTCGTCTGCATAACCAACTGTAACTGCAAGACTAGACAATGTTGTTGTAATATTGTTTGCCACATTGTAAGCGTTTGCATTGAACGCAGCTACTAGTGTTTCGCTTGGATCTACTAAGTTTACAATACTAAATGCATTAACCGCATTTAAACTTCCACCCAATGTTGGATTTTGGTCGGCTTGTAAATTACTAGTTGGAGGACTAAAAATAATTTCGTTTGGATTACTAGTATCGATAGTAAACGCACCAGTACTTGCACCAACTTTAATAGTTCTAGCACTTAATCCGCCACCAGTAGTGTTTGCCATGATAAGCTGATTAGCGGCATAAGTAGCCGGAGCATCTGCTAAATTAGTAAATTTTAGTGTGCCACCGCCACCAAATATAGCATACAATTCTGTAAAGTTAGCATTAACTTTATTAAAACTTGCACGGATACTGTCACCAGTTCCGTCATTACCTTGTACGCCGATATCAATTAATTGTTGTGTCATTTATTAAACTCCGAAGCTACTACCGCAGCCGCATGTTGTTGTTGCATTGGGATTCTTTATATTAAAACTGCTACCCATTAGGTCTTCTTTATAATCTATTTCAGCGCCAGTAAGATACTGCATACTCATAGCATCTACTAGTACTTTGAATTCATCCACTGGTATTTCAAAATCGTCTTCATTCGTTACTTCGTCGAATGTAAAACCATACTGAAATCCGCTACATCCGCCGCCTTGGACAAATGTGCGTAGTGCTAAATGGGGATTATTTTCTTCAAGGAGAAGATCCTTGATCTTTGATTTCGCTGATTCTGTAATTGTAATCACACCTTGGGCCCTCGATATGATATTTATCAAATGCATTTTATAATCTTAATGTAAATAACATTATGTTTATAAAAACAGAATACGTGAAAACCCAGCATACACGTAAAAGTAAGCTAGGTCAAGAACATACATACTATCGACAAAAGTCTATGGTAGTACTTCGTTGCGATAGTTGTCAAACAGTTTTTACAAGAGAACGAGGCAGGATGGACCCTAATCGTTTAAACAATAATTACTACCATGTTTGTGGTAGTTGTGATGTTAAAAGTTTTGCCCAAAAGAAAGGGCTCGAAAGTAAGAGCCCTTGGGATATGCCAGTAAGTAGCCTTAAGACGCTAGACCAACTCTAGCTTTTGTAATCCGGATCGCCCGGATGTATTTGACTATATCCACGCTTCCATTCTTTTCTATATTGATCAGCTGGAATAAGTCCAGAAAAATCCAATTTCTTAGCAACTCTATCTTTGAGTTGCGGGTAAAGTT